AAGACATGAAAAAAGAGGCGCGCGCAATCCTTCGAGATAACAGGGACGAAGCCGAAAGGCGCGGCGGAAAAAAAGGGGTATCCCTTAATTTTACACAAATCACAAATAACGAATTCATTCAGATGACGGATGAAGATTTAGCGCGTGAGAAACACAAAACCATCGAGCAACTTGAACGTGTAAGACGCCTTAAACTGATCGCAAACGAAGGATTGGTGATTGATGCCGTACGGGATGAAGAAGAATCGAAATAAGAACCCAAAGAAACAGGTAACTAAACGTAAATCAAGTGTCATGAACAAGTTCAAGGTCAAATAATGGCAAGAGCGTTAAAGGACGAATTGATTGGGGACACGGAACAACCGATTGCTGAAAGCACAGCGCCTGCTCCTGCCCCAAATCCAACACAGTCCAAAGCCCCGACTATCCAGCTTCAGTTGTCCGAGAGTATGGAACGGCAACTTGTCGATATTGTCTTGGAAGACTGGGAATCTTCCAAACTTGCACAGAACAAGAAAGATTACGGCATTGACTCAAAGGGCGGGAACATAAACTTTGAGAAATGGCTGAAGGGGCTTCGTGATCTTTACAATGCAAGACGGGAACCCAAAGAAGTGCCGTGGAAATACTGTTCAAATCGCGGATTAAGAATCGCAACCGCCATCCTTGACATGATCCATAGCCGTCTTTTTCCGTCCGTTGTAAATGAGGAGCTTCTTCGTTGGCGTCCCGGTGAAACAACTGACCAACCCAAGGTTGAAAGAATTGGTAAATTCATGCACTGGTGGGTTTGGGTTCATAGCCGGATGAGATCGTTCTTCGATATCTGGACGAAACAGATTGCGGGATACGGAGACGGCACGACCGAATCTTTCTGGAAAGTCCGGGCGATTGACAAAGGCCAGACCATTGAAGAACCTATAGTTGACGAAGCCGGACAACAGATCATGAACCCTGACGGAACCCCCGCTGTCTCAAAATCGCGAATGATCTCGCTCATTGAAACAACCTCATCAAAACTTTATCCGAAAGAAGATGTGTTCCTTCAGGAATCTTCAAATGATATCCAGTGCGAACCCGTAATATTACGAGACACGTTCAAGTACAGGGAACTTGAGCAGGGCGAGATGGAAGGGAAATTTGTTAATATCTCAAATCTTTTAAGAGAAAAAATAAACTATGAAAAACCAGAATCAACCGGGCTTACTCCAGAAGAAGAAGACAAGATCAAGTCAATCAAGATCAGGAATGTTCCCGTTGAAGTCCTGAAATGGTACGGGAACTTTGATGCGGACGGGGACGGGTTTGCCGAAGACGTAAGAATCGTGATATCTCCAGAACATCAGTTATATCTTGGTGGGGTTCCTGTCAGCCAGCTCACAAAATCAGGGAAAAGGCCATTAGATCACACTAAATTTGATAACAGGATTGATCGTCCAGATGAAAACGATGGGGAAGGAGTTCTTGAAAAAGTAAAAGAATTATCTGAAGAAATTGATGCAATCTTTAATCAGATGACCGACTCAAACACGATTGGAATCCTGCGCCCGTTCTTCTACGACCCTGGCGGTGACGTGGACGCGCCCGTCCTTAAACTCGGCCCGAACAAGGGAACGCCAGTAAGCGACCCAGGCCGAAACGTGTTTTTCCCCGACATCCAGATTCAGACTGACAAACTCATTCTTGCAATAAGACTTGTTCTTGAATTTATTGAACGTCTTACTGCTGCGTCAAGTTACGTTCTTGGTAAAGAATCTGAGATTGTGGGTGGAAGCGGAACAGCAACGCGAACTCAAGCGATTGTGCAATCCGCAGAACAGAGATTTGCAATGCCATCAGAGCGGTTACGGGAAGGGGCGTCCCGAATCATTCAGCAACATCTTGATCTTGTGCAACTGAATATACCTCCCGGTCTTGAAAACAGGGTACTTGGTGAGGACGGCGCACCGTTATTTGACTCTAACGAACTTACCTCAGAAGGAATCAGCGGAGAATTTGACGCCTATATTCTCATGGATCCGTCCATGGGTTCAAAGCAGACCGAGCGCGAACTCGCGTCCATGCTTTACTCCGTATTGTTACAGAACGTGATTGTCGGGACTGATCCTGTAAAAATATACAAGATCACGGCAGATTTTCTTAAAGCCTACGGAAAAGACCCTGAAGAATATCTAGGGCCAGAACCAGACAGTGACATGATCGATAGTCCCGAAGATGAAAACACCCTTATAGTTCAAGGAGATTTCGCAAGAGTTCGTGCTCAAATCACTGAGAATCATATTCTTCATATCCAAAAGCACATGGAACTCTTGCAGTCTCCGAGTTTAGCGGCACTGCCTCCGCATCTAATGATCCAAATCCAGCAATTCACGATGCAACATATTCAGGAACACACGATGCAGATGCAAGCAATGCAGGCACTTATTACAAAAGTAGGAAATTCACCCTCGAAAGGAGGAGGCGAAAATGGAAGTGATGGAGGAGGATCTG